AATGGTGCCTGGTCAGATTGATGAAGTCATGCCAGAGCTGCCAACCGCAACTGGCCCAGCACTACCGATTAAGCCACCCTTCTAGTGGCAGAAATCCCTGAGATCGGCGTACGGTCGACCAACGTTCCGACGATTTCTACAAGCCTGCCAATACCGCCACCTGTTCTACCAACAGCGCCGCCGGTAACGTCAGCACGTTTCCCGATCATCGACATGCCTGGCTGCGTACGAGCCAGAATCAGTCAGGGAAAAGGTTTTCAAACATTTGATGATGACCCACGTGGTGTGGTCACCTTGTGTGATGGAGCGGCACCAGTCTTTGAAGCACCGGATTACAGACCGCGTGATTTTACGTGGGTTAGTCCACCTGAAGCGCCAATAAAAAGGCCGGAGGTAGCAGCTCCAGCCCAATCCCCTCTTGGTGCGACGCCGGCCTTGGCTTCCGGCAGCCTAAAGGTAGCAACAAATGACCCATCTTGCCCACCATTTGGGGCAAAGGCTATAGGTAGTTTTAACAAGCTTGGGACCAAGGTACTAGCTGGCTATGAGTTACAAGACGGCAAATGCGTAAAGATATGGGATCCTGTTCCTGTTGGGCAGGTAATTCAGAATTATGTGCCCGATGCCGGTCCGACCGTATCGGTTGCGTTGACAGCGGCTTTTGCTACCACGGTCGCCATATTTGCCAAGCCAATTGCGTCAGTGCTGCAAAAGCTGGCAAAGCCTTTGACCAAAAAGGTAGTAAAGAAGATCAATCAGAAGCTTGGCCGTAAGGAGAAACTGGAATCCTTACAGCAGCGGCGGGTTGTGCAGCGTCACCGGAATCAAGCCATTCGCGATCTGAGGCGGGCTTTTGGTAAATGATCTGGTGCGTGTGATCTTCCACTGGAACGGGCTTTAGAACGACATCAGCGCAAATGGAATAAAACGGCGAGGTCTTGGCAAAGCCATAACCCTCACGCAGAGCTTTCGAGCATGCGGAGAGCCTGCCCATCTCGTAGTTGAGCCGCTTGTCAGCCAAGGCTTGCTCGTAGAGCGCGACCTGTTTCTTGGCTGCCTGCTTGCAGAGTTCAATCGGTCCACGATCCAGCGGTATAGAGAAGGTGGCTGTGATGCCGAAGTTGTTGCTGAAGTTCTGGCGGTAGCCTGTGCGCTGCGGTTTATAGTAAAGTACCTTGCCCGGATTATCTGGAATGCCATCTGGTCCGTCA